GCCGGTAAACGGAGGGTCCTCCAAGTCATTTTCTAGACTGAAACCATCTCCGAGTAGTACGTGTTTTCCCGGCATAACCTTCATTAAGTAAGAGCACCAACATCTTCCCCAGCATAATGCCAGAGAAGTAAAACGTACTTTACTCAAAGGAATTATGCAGGACGAGTGCACCCTAAAGGTACACCCGTGGACAGTGGCTCCCGCCTGTCCGTTCTGGGTCGCAGTTATGTGTCCGAAGTTGCCCGACTCCGCCCATTCGCACTAAGGTTGGCATGGAAATTTTCCGCCGAAGCAGATGATGCCTATTACAGTAGAGGCCGTCATAGACGCCTCTACCGCAGTGTAACCATAAATGTAAAGGTCCCTCTCTCTCACCCCGGCGGTACGGGGCTACAGGAGGGACTCTCCTACGTGACTAGTCCAAAATCACGTAAGGGCGCAGTTTATTGACTTACGCCTCAGGTCGGATGCAATTGTGTGTCCGGAGTTGCCCATCTCCGCCCATTAACACTACGGTTGACATGGATTTTCTGCTCTTGCAGAAGATGTCTATTACAACAATGTTGCAGTGTAACCATTTTTAACCGGTCCCCCTTTCACTTCTACAGGTATGAGAAGCCTACATGAGGGACACGCCCTACGCAGCCTATCCAAGACTACTACGGGAGGGCAGTTTAACGACGTACCCTACAGGTCGATCTTTCAGCTCAAAAGCTATCAATTGGCCAATCTGGCTGGAAGAAAATTGGTGGCAGACCATTGAAAAAGAAGAAATTCAAATCTTCTCCTGCCGAACAAAATGCTGGCATTATGACAATATCTGTGCCATCAGTGGATGTCGGAAGCAACACCCCAAAGTCCCAACTAGGTTCTTCAACTATTTCATCAAAACCGGGTTGGGACTGGGTTAATTCAAAACGTTTTTCAGAATAAAAAGGCACCTCCACAGATAAAATAGGATTAACCTTAGTATTGCCTATCACGGCTCCCTGTAAAACTCTCGCATCAGTACGCTGCAAAAACCGAATTGCAGTGTTCTTCAAAGGTTGAGTAGGATCTCGAATAACGGTAACATTCGAATTTCGAGGGGATGTGGAATCTCTCGTCACAATAGCTGTAACAGAATTAAATGCATCTGTTCCAAACGATGTGTTAAATGCTGACATGTCGAATGTCCAACGTACAGATCCTCTCCAACCTAAAAACATCTGCGCCACATAATTCAAATAAGTCGTGCTTGTAATAACATATTTCCTTCCATCTTCATAAACCTGAACCATAGATCCTGGTGAAACTAACGCGTCGTCTCTAAGTCTACCTCCATACTCAGGAAACGATCGCCTCCGGATCCACAAGTGGGCTGCGGTCGACGCATCATTTGCCACATGCACTTCAGATAAGCATGTTCTCTTAATCATCTGTCGGAAAGAACCAATAACTTCTCCAAAAAATAACTTGGTGGTATCGGTACTATCCATAAAAGCGTCTGCCATTGTATCTATCGTCGGTGGGTCCGTGATTTGATCACTACAACAATCCATATCGGTTGAATCAGCACCTTCAGCCATCTCAGGAACACCCATCTCTGGGGTGCCCATTTGTGGAGCGGTGGGATTTCTAAACCTCCATCTAAAAAGCTCTGCTGCAGGCATTGCAACTTCAAAATCATCCAGCATAGAGACAAACACGTTAATTTGAATATCTGATACAACTGTGCCGGGCACAGTTAACTCGTTCAAAACGTGAACACTCAAAACCCCATTAGCCTGCCCAGTAAGAGGGGGCAAAGGAGTTATTGCTGAAGTAGAATAACCTATCCTATTTCCAATCGGTTTTCGAAAAGGTTCAGGTTGAGCCCATCCTATATCAACTGTAAAATCTTTCTCGGTTGCAATATCATGAATTGTAGTATAATGAGTATTGTATTCAGGGTCTATCACACCACCTTTGGGATCATAAACTAAGCGAATGCGCCCTCGATGATAATTTGAAGCAACAATCTGAAATCTAAATCTCATTGTGCCTCTCCAATAATCGAAAGGTAAAACGGCAGCTGCACAAGCGGTCAAATGCCGCTCAACTCCGTTATATCGCGTTTGCTCAGGATCCACATAAATCTGAAACAAATTTTGATCAATGGTGTCTGATTGTAACCAATTGAAACTGGTCAGGAAAGATTCCCGGCCAGCAATAGAGGCAATGGGTAACTCATCTGTGGGTGCTATTCCTGTTGTGGCAGGATCTAAAGTAATCTCCTGCTTGCTATCAACACTGAGTTTATTGGTGGGATATTTAGTGTCCACCACCGCTAAAGAAGATCTAGGGTTAGGAACCATCACAGAATAGTCCAAATTCGTAGGACTCGAATAACCAAAAATTTTGGCAATCGATGCAATGGCACCAGCTCCTATCTCTGTGGCCTTAGCGAATGGTCCTATACCAGGAACATTTGCCAAAGCTCCAGCATATCGAGCAACGTTACTAGCTGGGCGAGAGATCACATTTTCATTGTGCTCATCGCCCATCTCTGGTACACCCATCTCTGGAACGAAACCAGTTGGAATAGCATAAGAAACATTTTCAGCCCACGCAAAAATTGAAATAGTTACGGGATTTGTTCCCCCGTTTGCGTGTCTCAAAACTCCTATTGAGGACAAAACACATTCTCCCATTTCTCTCCATTCGTTATCTGGAATGACCCAAGCGTTTCGAGGCCAGAAGAAAGGCAACTCCAAAGATCCACCTTGACTCTCCGTGGGATTCACAAAAACCTTCATCCTCTGGGATAGTCGAACAACATCTTCACTTACAAAAGATCTGTATCTGCTATATGAAAAATTGTCCAAAGGTGCCAATGGCTCGTAACCCAAAATGGCACGACCAAAATAAAAAGCGTTACCGTTCACTACTAGTTTCAAATGGAGGGTACACTTGAGAAGAAAATAGTTCCTAATCTTCTCTGCATTCCTCGGATTTTCCCAAAAGAGCTCCCAAGGGTTAAAGCGAGCGAACAAACCAGTGTCAACTGTCCACTCTGTTTGAAATATTCGCACCGGTCGTGAAAAGAAATTATTAAGATCCGCGTCGTGTACGAAACCCAACTCGCGAGTCGGATCCATAACGGCTCCACGCGTATCTTTTTGACCAGGTGCATTGTCTTTAAATGACATGTTCTGTGTGCTGATTTCAGCGTCTCCAGCCATGCCTGAACTGAAGATCTTATGTGCATTATTTTTATTGCTTTCGGGCTACTATGTACAAATGCCAAGACAGCCCAGTCTCGACAAAAAGAGCGTGTTCACCGTATGGAGCCTAAACAAGTATTGCTCGACACACTCATTGGTATCCACACACACGATGCGGCTTTGCTTCCCCTTAGGTCCCAGGCACTACTGGAATCGGCTTTTCAAGACATCCGACAGGTCGGGGTGCGGGGCTCTAACCCGCGTATTTTTCTTTCCAAAGCTCAACCTTCTCTATATAAGAAACGTCGAGCTCTTTACACCAAATGAGACAATCATTTGCTACCAACTTTAACCTGGTCCGGAGCCACTCATAAAAAGTTTCCCCATGTAGAAAAGCCTCGTGGAGCATAGTTTGAATGGTAGCAATTGCCAAATCCTCTGGTTCCCCTTGACCATGACTCATATGGGCCATCTTGTAGATCGATTTAACGTCGAGAGCACCTACGCGAATTCCAAGTTCTGCGTGGTAAACACTCTTACGTTTCAAAAAATCCACAAGTTCAGCCTCTATTGTCTCTGCGTCAGATCCATCCTTGCGTGCATTCGTAAATCCCATTCCAATAAAATCAAAATACTTCTTCCTTGTAGAAAATTGGGTTAATTCACGCACTTCCGGTCTAGATCCAGCATGGCCATCATCTCCATAAGTCCCGGTGTGTTCATTCTCTTGATACGTACCAAGTTCGTAGAATTTATCACCAAGCATTTGAGTGCCATTCCAATGAAATGAAATTCTCTGATGAAGAGAATTCTCCGTGCTATTTCCATAAACAGTCATACTGTTCCCAGAACACCACAAGAACAAAAACATGATAGTTCCATTCCAATTGACCAAAGGATTTCTGAGTTCCTCTCCAATAGCGTGCATGCGTCGAAGAGATTGCTCTTTATACCGCATTCGCTCTCCAACAGATTCATAAAGATTCAAGGAGGTGCACATAACGTCCATAGGGCGGCATAAATCATAACCGCTAAAATCCCAATCGTTTAACTGTGCGTCAGTAGCTAATTTGGTAATGTGAGAGACAAGAGCTTCCCACTCTGGTCCAGCACAATTAAGCCCTACCATGCATTCACTCTCAAGTGGATTCCGAGAAATGAACTCAGCGATTGGCAAATAATACATACGACAAGCCAAACCAAACAGACATTCAAGTATATAAAAGATTCTAACCTTTTCAGAATCTTCTTCCACTACCTCGTCTTTAAGGCACGTTCGCACATACACTCCCACACGTTCGCCACGATCAAAAGCTGCAAGCATATCACCAAGATAATTTTGAGCTTCACTCGACAACTCATATCGTTTCCGTCCATCCTCATATGGAGCAATCTCGACAAATAATCCACTATCAAGTTTGCTACCATTAGGAATCCCAGCTGAAGTACTCATATCAAACCTTTTCATGTACCGTGATCCTGGAACACCATTAATCGCCTCATCCAAGGTAAGTTCTCGACACAAATCGGGGTGCTTCTCAATATGCTCCAATAAAGGTGGCAAAATTTGATTCCAATAATCATCTCTCGCCCACCTCAAAGAATCAGGAGGCACTTCAAATGCACCTTTTGCGATCCTCTTCAAGTTCTTGTTATGATGAACCCATGGCTCTTTCATATAAGGTGCCTTCCAAATACAGGGTTGCCCACAGTGTTCTGTAATCTTGTCGCTTATCAACGACTTACGAACTCTCGAACGATACCGTGGTAAATCTGTAGTATGACCAATAACCTCGATCCCAGAACAAGGGTTCATCTCCCCAGCCTCAAACATTTTAGTCTTAGGATGGGGTCCCTCATTCGGTACGAGATTCAAACCTAGGCGGATAGTTTGCAGAACTCTCATCTCCGGGACCTTGCGATAATGCGGTTGATTTTTCAATCTATCTACCGCTGCCGCATAGTCCTCAAAAGTGATCTCTTGCGCATACCCTTTCCTGGAAGTCAAACTATAATTCTCTCCTGCTATATGGAAACCTGCAAAAACTGGATCTCTCCGATCTGTCATCAAAACAGCTCCACATGAGCCAAGTTTGGTAACTTTTGAAATGTACTCCAAGCCTCTACCACAATCAAAACCACCACAATCAATGTGAGGTTTATACTTGCAATTAAGTGTCTCAGAGAGCATCTTGAAATTTTTCCTTAATGCCACATTTTTATCATCTCCTCCTGGCTCTTTCTTCAAGTACAATAATCTGCACTTGATAGAATCGGATCCAGTTTTTCGAGGCAACATAGACTTCAAGGATACGCCAATGCTAGGAGCCTTCGGAACGAATAAAATCACAGCATCCTTTCCAGCTATGCGCTCCAAATTCTTCGAATAAGCTCTAACACTAGTTTTAACTCCATTAGTCTCCAGCCTCAAATCAACATAAGGTTCCAACTCCTGTTTGTATGGATCAGGTTTAAAGAAATGGCGAGGAATTGTCAATATACCAGGTTCCAAATAAATACCATGAACACATCTGGTTTCACCGTTAACATCAGCCTCAACATAAGTAAGTACTTTGCTGACATTGTGAGCAGCTTCATCAGAAGATGAATTCTTAGATTCAGCTGGTTCAGCCACTTCTCGAGAAAAATTAAACCAATCATTCCAACTAGTTCTATTCTCTTTCTTGAAACCCATTTCTGGCATTCGCATTTGATTCCAAATCACCAAACCTGTCACAATCGCACCAACCACACCAATTGCCGTAGGAACGAGACTGTTATATTCGGTGCAATGACGACGAGCTCGATCGTATATGGTAGTCTGCAAATTTGGGTCACTCATTGTCCTGCGCTGTAAATCCTCGTAGCGTTGGCGATACCCAATTGCACGCCTCCACCACATAAAAAAGAACAAGGATACCGAAATAAGCGAACTCAAAATAACTGGCATCAACCACCACTGGTACATGCACGTAATCAACACTGGGACATATCGTGTGCGTTCAAATCTCCATGGAACACACAACAATCCTAACAACTTCTCAAACCACACGATGGCAGAATAAAATCGTTTCCAATTTAGATGGCGCTCTGTCAAAATTCCAAACTCAGCATAGAGTTCACGTCTCTCCATCACAAATTGGGAATATTGAGGGTAAAAATAGTACCAACCCCATTCTCTATAGGTGTGAGCGCGTAAAACAACTTGA